GGTGCTGGTAAGGCTGAACTTTGTTAAAATAATCACCATAGCGGCGGTCTAGGCGGTCCTGCCCATTAATCTGAAGCCACTGCTCAAGTACAGGATTTGTACCAGACGTGAAAGGCTTTAGACGAGTCTCAGGTATTGCGGCCGCAATGCGACAATCGGTATATGCTGCCGGCTGAACAACCCAAATGAGTTCCTTTACGGGGTGGTTAAAGGTCAGGTCGATACGGTTATTGGCTCCCCGAATACCCTTATCTTCATTGAACTGAGTCTGTTCGATGAGATACTCGTGGCTAGCCTGAGCCATACGACGACGCTCCTCGGTGTCTAGGTAGATGTAATCGATGTATAGGGCAGCCTGAATCGCCTGAGGAAGCTCCTGAATAGGCGGACGAGTTTGACCTGATTCTGTAACAGTAGCAGATGTAAAGTTTCCAGCAATGAACTGAGTCTCGTTCCACAGAACATTAATCTTTACCTCGTGATACTGGAGAGCGATGAGAGGGAGAGCAGCACCCGGGTTACGAGTAAAGAAGAACGGTAAAGGAATATACAGAACGTTCATATTTATTTGACGACCATCGCTAGCACAGCCCGCATCGTATGTCAAAACACTTGCGCCGGTGTTCGCAGCTGGCCCCGAGAGAAGCTTTTGTAGATTTGCAAATCGACTATTTTCGCTCGTTAGTCTGCCCCATATCGCCATAAACTCAGAATACATACGGTCTACAACCTGACCGCCAATATCAATCTCTACATGTTTGATTAAGTTGTAACCAAGCAGCCCATCGTCATTATTCCAGTAGTAATCATCGCCACCTTCCGTTTTTTTAGGAAGAACAACCTCAACATAGGTTGAGTAAAGCAGGTCGGCATGGCGACCTACAAGGGCAGTCTGCTTAGTGCCCCACTGAATCTGGCCACTAAAGTTAATGCGGAAAGGTTCCATAGCAAAGTTGGTATGGCGTTTGAAAAGTCCCTTCCAGAATGTAATCTGCGGATTACCAGAAATGTAAGCATCCTGAGCACCATAGGCAACCAATTGAAGTAAACCACCACCCATTTGTCTTTATATGTTAGTTATACTCATTTTTTCTAACGGCGACGGCTGTGGCGACGACGACGAGTCTTGCGACGACCACCCATTTCCATCGCAGGAGCAGCGGGAGCAGCGGCGGGCTCCTCCTTATCAGACTCAGAATCTTCGCCTTCAGCACCACCCTTCTTGGCCTTGTGCCAAGTTTTCTTGGCCGCCATAATCACCTGCTTGAGACCCTTACCCTTCGCATAGGTGCCCTTTGCCTTCATGTTCTTCATCGTCTTCTTTACATGCGCTAACCACTTGTTCGGCATTTTATTTAAACGAACAGATATTATATTACTATCGACTTATCGCCAGTTTTGGGGTTTGAATCATAAATTGGCGAAGTATGAGCCATGGGCTGGAATGAATGTGTAGCAGGGTCGGGTAATACAGGTGTTTTTGCTTCTACAGGCTTATAACGCAATTCTTGTGGTTTCAAGATAACACTTCCTTGCTGGAACTGACCAACGTATAGTTCCATCATAGAATCTAATGACCCATAATTCATCAAGTTCCATTGGCAACCATATGAGAATAATATGGTCGGGTTATTGTTTTTTAGGTCAGGTGTAGCATTCGGAACAACCATCGTAATGTTTGTGCGGTTTGAGTTGATGAGTTCATCGTGATCGTATGGTTGAGAAGCCTGCATATAGGTTAGTCTACGCAAATTAGATGAATTCCAAGATAAGTTTACAAGTTCCTCTATATTAGTGCCTGAAATAGACCCACCCGAAACAATGATGAGTTTTCCAGCAAAACTACAAATTGGTTCTTGGGCTATATTTTTGGAACCTTGACCTTTAAAGGCATACTCTGAATGAAGCAAATAGCGTGCGCAAGTATTCTTTAAGATTTGAGCAGCAGCATCCATAACGTTGCGTTTATCGGTATGAAACACCAAACTCAGAATGAATGGATCACTTGAAAGAGGAGTATCAACTTTATTAAATGCTGAATTGGCTATTGCTACACAACATGATTCAAAGTCTACAGAATTTTTTGAGTAATCGTAACCAAGTGCTTCATTCTTTAACCCTACAATAGGCTTATCGTTATCTCCAGCATAAATATCTAATTCTATCAATCTAGCCCCTGCTTTAATAGCCAGCGTAAGAACACTATCAGATACGAAGTCGTATACTTGCGAACTTGGGAAAACAGAATATGCTGACGATGCGATATAGTAATCACACAGTTTAGTATTGTCACTTGTTGGACAACCCAAGGGCGTAAGAGCGGTCACTTTGGGATATGTTCCAAATGTAGTATTCGCCAATGCCTTTACGGTTGCTGGATTGCCTCTTAAAGCAGACCATAGCGGGACAAGTATAAAGAACAATGCGGCTATAATCACCATAACTGTTAAAATTGTATACTTGTGTTGCTCTAGCCAACTAATAGGTTGTTCCATCTTATTATTTACCATTGCTAAAAAGTAGTCTACGAAATACGTTTATGACATCGTCGGGAATTCTGTCTTCCATAGAGATTTCATTCAAGCAAGCGTAATGAAAATATAGACAATACATACCACACTCTGAATCCTTGTATTGGTGTCTCGTGCCGTTGTATGTTGTTAGCATAGGTTTATCATGAACACCTGTTAAATCCCACTCGTCTGCCCAACGCTTCATTAGGCGTTGTATTTCTTTTTCAGGTTTTGCCGAATATGAATCAAAAAATGTTACGCGTGGTTGTTCTAATTCAGGACGAATATCGCAAAATAATGCCATCCAATGTTCTCCTGGTCCTGTGCTCACGTCCGTATTAAAGACAATACCAATTTGCGTTTTCCCTTTGCGGTATAAATCTCTGAGATTTGTAGAACACAACGCATCTACTAAGCATTTCCCAGTAGGAGATTTCAGATCAAAATCAATTGGGATACAACCCAAAAACTTATAGGATGCGAACAATTTCTCAAACTCTTTTTCGACTTGCTCGATGTCTATAGAAGAAAGCCATTCGGTTGGTTTTACTACCCATGAATCAGGAGCCTTAGGACGGGTAAGCATATGAGCTATAATACATTCAGTTGTTCCTGATTTACATTTGGAGTGAAAGCGAGATGACAACGAATTCCAGATTTGTTCGGGTGTTCCATCGGGAATGGGTTGTTCTTTGGGATGTTCAGAATTATATACTTTTCGGAGATGTCTGATTTCGTCTTCTCCGAACATTTGTATTAAAAACGGATTCTAAATTTACAGGAAAAGAGTTGTCAGTTATCTAATAGACATACAGTGCTGTTTGGATGGAAATACTTCATAAAGGTTCATTATGCTTGGTTGGTAGCCACATAAAGAAAGGTTGTATAGAAATCCAGAAAAGCGATAATGTCTATAAGAGAACTCGAGCAGACACGAAGCTGCCACCTGTTAAGTGGTGGCAACCGACTCTGATATGGAGATGACATAGGTCATCACAGTTTTGTGCAGAATGAGGCACAGACCTTTTAGACAGCAAATCTAAAAGAAGGAAAGAATGATATAACTGATGCTGAGAAGCAGAGTTATATTGTTCGTGGACATGGCAAAAGTCATGACATATTCACAAGCGTACACGGCTTGGGGAAGGGAAAATCAGATTAACAGTCTGATATGTTGGCAGACATTGAAAAAAGGAGATAGTTTGACTATCACTGTAAAACGCGTGGGAGGGGCGTTTACAAACCAAAGATATTTACCAAGTATTTTTGGTTAAAATGGATTTTTATTGCGCATATTCTGACTATCAAACAGCATGGAGGAATTCCAAAGGCTAAGCGATTTGCTAACTCAGCAACTTACTGCCGCGGATGAAACCGTCAAGCGTTTGATAGAAGTTGTTAAATCATTGATCGAACAACCAGAAACTCGCAAACGGCCAAGAACCTGCCAAGGCTGCGAAGAAGACCAACCAAACCAACTGGCTCATTATGGAGGATGTATTGTCGACCCCAATGAGTAAAAACGGATTTGGGATTTGTTCCCTTTTTTATATTAAAAACATGGCACAGCCCACCCAAGAAGATATTGCTAACCTTCGCGAATGCGTAAGGGAGTATACGGAAGTCGACAACCGACTCCGTGAACTCAACACGCAAGTCTATACTATGCGCGATACGCGTAGTGCCGCTGAAGACCGAATCATCGAGCTCATGAAACTGCCACAATTTGCTTCTATCAATGAACTGGCAGTAAGCACCGATGGCTCAAAGATCAAGATTGAAAGGCCCGGAACCCGAAGTGTTCCTTGGAGTCTCTCACAAACCAAACTTCTTCAGCTTTTGAAGACGTTCTTTGCTGACGACGTTAGTGCTAACGACTGCTTTAGGCATATCGCTCATCATGTCAGGCAAAGTCCTCAACGCGAGACGTTTGCCATCCGGCGAATTGTTCGTGGAGGTGAAGAGTAAAAATGGATTCTAAATCTATTTTTAACTCATATCAAAAATGTTGCGTGTAGTATATATACGCTTGGCTCTCTCCTCATTGGATAAGATGGAGAGGATGCCGTTATAAATCCCGTAGAACACAACGTACATAACTTCAACCCAACTTCCCGTTCGGGGATTAAATATGTGGGGTGTCCGAGTAATTGTGCAAACAATGCTTCTACGTTAATTTTTGTATTCGAAAACGGACTTTCTTGTTACTCCCATAAAATCCTTAAAAGCAATGGAAGTCCCCGTATACAATCCATTCAATCCTAAAAATTGTATGTTTACCCAAAAGGATATACATACAATTTTACAAAAACATGATTGTCCACATGTTGTCAGAAATGGAGAAATCTTCCAAAATGCTATGGTTCATTCATCCTATGTCAGACGAACTGAATACACAACACCTCTAGGAGATGTTGCTCAATTGGCTCCAAAACCAGCCGATTGTATTGATCTATTTCCAGAATCATACGAACGTCTAGAACATCTTGGGGATTCTATTTTGGGAGCCTGTGTCGCAACATATCTTTCTATTAGATTCCCAACACAACAAGAAGGATTTCTTACTAATTTGCGTAAAGAGATTGTATGTAACATTATGCTTGGTGAACTAACTAAAAAAATCAGACTAAACCAATTTTACGTTATCTCAAAGCACAACGAGGATGCTTGTAATGGTCGATATAATGTCAAAAAGCTAGGCGATATCTTAGAAGCATTTATTGGTGCTTTGTGGATTGATTGTAAGTATAATTTCCAAGTAGTATATTCGTTTGTAGTTTCTTTGATTGAGACCTATGTTGATATTCCAAGCATTTTGCTAAACGATACTAATTTTAAGGATCAATTACAGAAATATTGTCAAACTAAGTTTCATTATACACCAACTTATACTATGCTTTTAGCAGACAATGGGTATACTATGGCGGCTGTTGATGGGAAAGGAAATCATATTGGTATCGGAATAGGAACAACTAAAAAGCAAGGAGAACAACTTGCCGCACAAGATGCTTTGAAGAAGTTTCAAGTATGATTTACTTAAAGATTCCTTTAGTAGACTAAAATGCTGGAAGTTCCGTCATTTATGATTATTTTTGGTTTTTTGAGTTATTATTCTGTGTTTTTTGTAGACTTGTGTTTGTTGGGCTTGAAGCAATATAATATACATCGGTTTACTATCCCACATGACAAAGAGTTGATTAAACCTATCATGAAGCGGTTAGAGAAGGAATGTGTGTGCACTGATACAGCATTATCAAAGGGTTTCAAGAAAACAATATCCGGATGGTTTTGGAGTTCTAAAGTTATTGGTCGTATATGTCATGATACGTATGGAGATACAAAGATTACATTCTTGACAACAAATGCTTATTTCGAATATCTAGTTCAACCCTTAGAAGATTCATTCGAGGTTTACAAACCATCTGAGGAACCAGAAATATCCGAGGAGCCAAAGAATGAGGCCTCTAAGATATCTGTATTTTCTAGGTATGGTTCATATAAAGAGTTTTGCTATTCACGTGTATTGTTTAACGTAACAACCTTAGAACCAATTTTGGATCAAGGAAAGGTTGTTTCGGATGTTGTTCGAGTCTTTAGGAAAAAAAGGCAATGTAATGTATTCATTGAAGGACCGCCTTGTAGTGGCAAAAGTTCTGTTGGTTATTTAATTGCTAAAGAACTTCATGGGGCATTCTGTAATACATTTAACCCAACTGAACCTGGTGATACGTTATCAAGTGCCATATCAAGAATTCAAGACTGGCTTAGAGATGATGATATTCCGATCGTAATTCTTGTCGACGAAGTAGACACCATGCTTAAAAAGATTCATACAAATGACATAAAGTTGAACAACGAGACACCAACGCTAATTTATGATAAGCCATCTTGGTCTAAATTTATGGACAATATGAGATTCTATAAGAACATTATTCTTATCTTTACAAGCAATTCATCCAAATCTGAAATTGATAAGTTAGACGCATCTTATTTGCGTCCTGGGAGAATTGACATATGTCATGTATTGGACTCTCCCGTATACAAAGAGGATGGAACATTTTTAGGATAAGTTTACGGTTGCCGTCCGAGGAATACGACGTGATAGAAGTTCACGCTGTGTTCCACCAACAGACATATCATCGCCTTCAGGAATTCCTTCAATTGCCCGCAAAGCTTCAGCGACTCTTTGCGGTTGGTCAGAAAACTGAAGAAGAAGTTGAGTCCGAATTACGTTGCGACGCAAAGGAGGGCGGGAAGTTCTTACAGTCCTTGAAATAGTTCCAAGACCATTTCCTTCTAGACTAAAGTTATCTACTTCATTGCTTCGCATGAAATCCAGAATTGTTGCCGATAGTTGTGCTTTCTTGTCCCTAATCTCCTTCTGACGAACCTGAATCTGCCTTGATTCATCATCCAAAGCAACCCATGAGCGAATCACATTCTTGACCTCCTCTGTGTTCGCCATTTGCCTTTAGAATGTATTTGACTTGAAAGCCCTTTGCCGCCGCCAGTCGGAGGCGTAACATCTTCTATCGGAGGCAAATTAGCCCGAAGAGTCTCAGCAGCTTCGGCTCCCATAGTTTGTATCTTAGTGACAACTGCTAATATTTTATCCCTTTGTTCGATAAATCTGGTTGATATTTTCCCAGCCAACTTTTCAGCAGATAACGCTCCACTATACAATGTTGTTCCAAAGAATGGAATCAACAAAAATGATACAATAAATGCTTGTCCAAAATGTTGACGAGAGATGTTTAGTAACATTGCCAGAATTACAAAGACAGAGGCAATCATCCAACCTATAATTTCTCCTATTGGCCCCGATTCTGGAATTGGTATAAACTCCATAATTTTAGGAACAACGCTCTCTATAGTTGCGGCAGTTGCTGGTAATACAGCTGCTGTAGAATCCAAAGCAATGCTTAGCATGGGTCCGAATGGGCCTGCTTCCAACGTCTTAGCAATAAATAGCAAGGGACTTACAACATCTGTGCCAGTCTTTATAAATCCAGGAGACCACTCATATAACCATTTCAACCAACCCCCAATAGCCTCATCTAAGATATCGCCAGTTGCTCCTCCAGTCTTTGCGAGCATTCGAAATAATTGCTTCGACTCCGATGGAGAAAACAATGGTCGACCCTCAGATAATACATCCTTCCGCAATTCCTCAGGAGTATTGTAGTTTTGTTTGTGTAGGTAATCATTCAAGTTAACAAATCTGGAAACGGTGTGAGCAAATTCAGCATTGCTAGACATCTTCCGGACATACTTGAAAATTTTTAATTCGCGTTCTTCTATTGGGTTGTCCTCCAAGCTCCACACCATTATTCACTTTACTAGAAAACAAAGGAATGGACAAATCCGATGAAGATGAAATTAGTTGGAATTCTCAATTAGAAGAAATTCTCTCTCAAGAGGGAGAACGAGCTCTTTGCTATTCATGGCTTCATACCAAATCACAAACAATGGTATCCAAATATGACACCAACATAGCAATACCTGTTATTATTCTTTCTACTTTGGCTGGCACAGGATCTATAGCATCCGAATCGTTGTTTGGCGGTTCTAAAGCAGCAAGTGTAGTAATCGGAGCAATCAGTTTGGGTGTTGGTATCATGAACACTATCTCGAACTATTTCGGATTCGCTAAACGTTCCGAAGCCCACAAGATTTCAGCAATAACATACGCAAAAATTCATAAGTTTATTGTTATCGAACTAAGTTTGCCTCGCAAAGAAAGAATGAAAGCAAGAGATATGCTTAAAGTTATCCGCGAACAACTTGAAAGACTTGCCGAAACAAGCCCACAAATCCCCGATCCAATCATAGTTTTATTCAACAAAAATTTTCATGACCAGAAAAATGTTTCTAAACCTGAAATCACAAATGGTTTAGATCCTATACAAGTATATGTCGAACATGAGGCAGGTTCAATGAGCCCTGTATCGAAAGTGAACGTAAAAGTATTAGATAGTTCAGGCGTTGAAATCCCAGTAAAACCTCCGATGGATGCTCCTCCGACTCCTTTGCCTAAAATTTCCATTCCCGGTCGCACTCCAGGCAGGTAACAAACGTCGTCATAGGCTCATCTGCTGACCTTGTCTGCATCTGATAGTAATCGCATTTAGACTTCTTCTTACAACCCGAGCAATACAAGTGAATCGCAGCACTCGTATTTTTCGTATACAAGCGAGTCTCCAACTCAACCATCCTATCCAAAGCAGCCTTCCATTTTGTTGGGCATAGTTCCTGAGCAGACAACTCTACAAATGTTTTGGGTTCAATTTCGCCTTTCATTAACTTCTCTCCCCATTTCTCTGTATTCTTTACCGAACCATCAACTCGCAAGTTCTCATATACAGAAATAGCCTTGCTTCGATACGTATTCCAGAAAACACGATTAGCCCAATCAATGTCAATACAGTTAATTTTACATTGCTCAACAACATACTCCAACATATACCGTTCTAGCAAAGTAGCAAGTTCGAAATTAGTGTATTCTGTAAAATTCTGAATAATCTTATCGCGAATTTGGCAACTAATAAATACATCGTTTGTTTTAATTTTGCTTACAACTACTTGCGTAACAGGCCTTGCTACAATCTCAGGCTCTTCAGGAACTTCTTCCTCTTCCTCTTCCTCTTCTACTTCCTCATCATCCGATGCGTTAAATGACCACTCATGATATAGAGTCTCGTAGTCTTCTGTAGATAGATTTACATATGATGCTATAGGTTTCTCATACTCATCTGAATCTGACATTGTAGCAAGGATAATGATTTGTCCAGAATATGATTCTTCATCCAATGGAGATGGAAGCATGTGTTGATTTGGCTCATCTTCATCATCAGCAACTTTGGCAAATACGGATAGCCAACGGCCTTCTTTTACAGGGTCTGGCAGTTTCCCTTGGAATTGAATGGTTGGTTGCTTATATTTTTTACGTATCCATTCCAACACATCAGTTGTTTTTGCTGGAATAGATACTTCATTCAATGTTCCATTGTTTAACACGACAGTTCCGACAACCATCTTTTAAGTAATTTATTCAAACACACATTAAGTTCCATTTTTAAAATGGATTTAATTACAAACAGTCTCTACTAAATAACAAAATGCCATATATTGCTCCTCATCTCCGCAAGGAGCCAACCAAAGATGAGGCTAATGCCGAAGCCATCAAAGTTGTAAGTGAAGGTTCTGATCATCACTTTCCTCAGCTTGGTCGTAATGGGGCGATAGAAAGGTCGGATAATTCTATGCAGTGGGAGAACATTCGGGTTCAATCCGAAATCAGAAGTCGTGTTGAAGCAAGGATGGCTGAACACTTTGAAAGGAAGAGGCAGGAAGAAGAAAATACTTATGCGATATTGCGTCG